TTTAAATTATGAAAACAGCAGTAGAATGGTTTATCGAAAAAATCACTTTAAAAAAGACAGAAACGGATATTTATCTTTATCCAAGAATAAGTTTTGAAGATGTTTTAAAAGCAAAAGAAATAGAAAAGGAGCAACATAAAGAAACATTTAAACAATCAAGAAAAGCAAAAATATTTGAAATTGGTATGCCTCCTGTGTGGGAGTCTTGGGAACAATACAACAAAGAAACTTTTAAAAAATAAAACAATGGATGATTTAATCAAATTTCAAAACGAACAAATACAAGCGTTACAAAAACGTAACGAGTATTTAGAAAACGAGCTTAAACAAGCTAAACAGATTTTTCAAGACCTTATTAACGACTGGGAAGTAAACGAGGCAGAAGTAGTTGAGCCAAATTTACTCGATAATGATTTTCAAAGTCCTATCGAACAATTAGATAAAATTTTTAAGAATATGTATTAATTATTTTGTATATTTGTAAAAGTAGTTTATCCACCTACGTTAAGACTTAAGGTTAAATATAACCATAAAACCCTGACTAATTGGAGTGGATACCAATAGTTGGGGTTTTTTAATAAATTAAAACTAAAAAAAATGAGAAATTTACCGAAGATTAATGACATTTACACTGATAAGATTTCAACACAGAAATCAGATGTTTTTGTTACTTTAATGAATCAACCCCCTAAATTAGAGTGGGTAAAAGAACACCCAATTATTCAAGGTTACAAATATTTACCTATTGAAAGGATTGAGTATTTATTAAAAACTATACTAAAATCTTATAAGATTGAAATTACAGGTCAAGGACAAAGTTTCAATGGCGTATGGGTAACAGTTAGAATACACTATTTACATCCTGTTACTAACGAATGGTTATTTCACGATGGTATTGGCGCAAGTCAATTACAAACTGCAAAAGGCACTTCCCCAACTGATTTAAACAATATCAAAAATGGTGCTTTATCAATGGCTTTCCCTGTTGCTAAAACAATAGCAATTAAAGACGCTTGTGACCATTTCGGTAAACTATTTGGTGCGGATTTAAACCGAAAAGATGTTATTAATTACGAATTAGATTTGACTTTGATTGAATTAAATCCAGCGCATCCAAATTGGGATAAAGTAAAAGAAGCTATTAAAAGTGGAGATTTCACAATAGAACAAGTACGAACAAAATATAATTTATCAGATGAAAACGCTACCAAACTTCAAGATTAGAGCAAGTGCTGGAGGTAAAATAATGACCTCGCCACGAAATAAAACAGAGTTAATTTCAGAAACTACAAAAACATACGTTAAGGAGTGGATGACTGAACACATTTACGGAATTAGAAAGCAAATCAATAATAAGTATTTATCAAAAGGAATATGGTTAGAGGATGAAGCGATTGATAAAGCTATTGAATGGTTAGATATTCCCTTTGCTATCAAAAATGAAAAGTCTTTTGAGGATGATTTTTTTACAGGCACACCCGATTTAATTGTTAAAGGAGTTGTTTACGATATTAAATGTAGCTGGGATTGTTTCACGTTCCCATTATTTGAAAGTGAAATACCTACAAAGGATTATTATTATCAACTTCAAATTTATATGCACTTAACAGGTTGCAAAAAAGCAGTCCTTACATACGTACTATTGAACACCCCCGAAGAGCTTACATACGAGGAAAAACACAACTACGATAGTATGGAAAAGCAATACAGAATTAAGACTTTTGAAATAGAATACTCGGAAGAGGTCATAGCCGATTTACAGCAAAGAGTGACAAATATTAGAGAATTTATAAAAACATTTTAAGATGGCAGAAATTCAAGTAACATTAAACGCAAACTTATTGCGAAATTTAGTAACTAAAAGAAGTTACAAAAACAAAGAGGGAGTTGATGTAGAACTTCAAGAAATCAAGTTTAAATTAGTTGAGGTTAAAGAGCCAAAAACTATTCATACAGCTGAAAAATACAAAATTGATAAAACGCATTTCGCTTGTGTCATTCAAACTAAAGAGGAACGTGAAGCAAAAAAAGAAACTATTTACATTGGTGAGGGATTTACAACTATATGGACAAATGAAACAGTACATCAAGCGGTAGTAATATCTGACCCTAAGCCAGTTGTTGATGATGGTTTACCTTTTTAATGAATAAGCAAAATAAAGAACGATTTACAAAGCTTTATATTTCTAATTTGTTGGAAATATATCCATCTTTTAAGGGGCGTGAAAATACAATTCCGCCCCCTAAATTAAAAGAAACAGGAGCAAATGATTTAACAAGATTAGTAATTGAGTTTTTAAATATTAACGGATGCCAAGCGGAGAGGATTAGTTCACAAGGTCAGTTTAGGGATGGTCGTAAAGTTGTAACTGATTGTTTAGGCAGAAAGAGAACTATTGGTAGTGCGATTTGGACAAAAGGAACAAGTACAAAAGGAACGGCTGATATATCAGCAACAATAAAAGGTAGAAGCGTTAAGATTGAGATTAAATGGGGTAAAGACAGACAGTCAGATGCTCAAAAAGAATATCAATTATCAATAGAAAAATCATTAGGGATATACATTATAGTTAAAACTTTTGATGATTTTATTATTTGGTTTGATAATTTTTTATTAGATTTGTAGCTAAATCAATTTGGTGGAATTGATACTTTAAAAGCATTATTAATTATCCTTATGGGAGTAGTTGCCACCACAACGAAACCATAGGGATATTTTATTTATAAATATGTACTACTTAAAATTACTTGATAAATTTTCTTTACTTACTGTTGGAGAAAATAAGATACCAAACTTTGGATGGAAAAAACAACAAACTGAAAAGTTAAGCAAAGAAGATTTTTTAAAAAATTATCAATACGCTGGTGGCAAAACTTTCACAGATAGCGATGGAATTATTAATGAAATAAAACCAACAAAGAATGTAGGTATTATTACAGGTTTTGAAGATTTAGAAGTTATTGATATTGATTTAAAGGTTTTTTCTACTGCAAAAGAAAAAACAGACTTTTGGAATGAATATTTAGGATATTTACGAGACAATATTTTAGACTTTGATGACAAGTTTGTTATTTACAAAACTATGAATGATGGCTATCATATCCTATACAAATCAAAGAGATGCGATAAAAATACTAAAATAGCCAAGTTAAAAGGTCATACAGAAGCTATTATAGAAACTCGTGGAAAGTATGGTTATGTTTTTATTTATGAAAACAATAAGGTTTCTAAAAAAGAATATTTAGACATTGATTATATTTCAGATGAAGATAGGGATATACTTTGGACTTTTAGTAAAATGTATAATTATATTGAAACATCACCAGTTGAGCCAAAAAAAGATGCAAAGGTTTATAAAATTGGTGAAATAACCCCTTGGGAAGATTATAATCAAAAGGTTTCAATATTAGATTTGATTAACGATAGCTTTACAGTAGTTGGTAATCACGCAAAAAAATATGTAATAAAAAGAAATGGTGCAACTTCGCCACATTCGGGATATATCTTTAAAGATAACGGATTAATGTATCTTCATTCGACTGGAAGTATTTTTGATGCCGAAAAGATTTATACCCCTTTTTTAGTCTATTGTAAAAAATACCATAATGATGATTTAAAAGCTGGTGCATCAGACTTATATAAACAAGGTTATGGAAGTCGATTTGTCAAAGAGATTATCCCTGTTGTAAGCGAACAAGTTAAGTCAATAGAATTTCCTTTGGATATTTTTCCAGATGTAGTTGAAAAATATATTTTGCATTGCAAAGAAAGATTAATGTTGAATGAAGATTTTATGGCTGGTGCTTTGCTTTGGATGACTTCTATTTTGATTGGTAACTCGATGAAAATAGAAGCTAAAAAAGGATGGTTAGAAAGTCCTATTTTATTTATTGCATTGGTTGGTCGTGCTGGATTAGGTAAAACACCAAGTACTAAACCAATTATTGCTCCTGTTAAAAAGATTAATCAAAAAAAGATTGAAGATTATTTGAATAAATATAAGGAATATGAGCAGTATATTGAAGCTACTAAAAAAGAACAAGCTGGATTAGTTCCTGTTGAAAAGCCGAGAAAAAAACAAATCCTTGCCGAAGATACTACTATTGAAGCATTGATAAATTTACATAAGGAAAGCAATAAATCAATCGGAGTTTTTAAAGATGAACTTGATGGATGGTTTAAGGATATGAATAAATATAGAGATGGTTCTGATAAACAAAAATGGTTATCTATTTGGAGTAACGAAAGTATAATTGTTAATCGAGTATCACGCCCAGACTTGTATATTGCATCCCCTTTTATTTCTGTTATGGGTGGAATACAACCTACTATATTAGATGAGCAGTTTACAGCTGAAAATATTGCAAATGGTTTTATTGATAGGTTTTTATTTTGTTATCCTGAAAAGATAACATTTGAAGAGTTTGCTTTAAAAGATTTAGAAGAAAATATATCAGAATGGTGGAGCGATAGCATTATTAAAATAAGCGATAGCGTGGCGCAGTTTATAAAGAAAGATGAAAATGGTAACATTATACCTTTTATTTGTAAAATGTCGCAAGAAGCGTTTAAAACTTGGATAGGTATATTTAACGCATATTCTTCTATGCAAAACTCGGATGATGAAATTGAAAGCAATAAAAGTATGATTGCTAAAATAAAAGTTTACATTCCCAGATTTGCTTTGATAATTCACTTCTTAGATTGTATGTTTCACGGCAAATATTTTAGAGAAACTTTTGTACAAAATGAAACTATTTTAAAAGCTGATTTATTAGCGAAGTATTTTATAAATCAATTTAAAAAAATTAAATTAGATAGTGCTGAAACAACAAAGATAAAATCTAATATTTCAACTGCTACGGATAATGAAACTTTTGTAAGAAAGTGTTTTGAGGAAAACCCTAATTTTAGCCGTACAAAAGTAGCAGAATTATTGGGTGTTTCACGCCAGATGATTTATAGATACTTGAAGCAAAAAGTGTAAACCGTAGTTTACACTGGTTTACACTTGGTTTACACGCCTTAAGTATTGATTTTATTAAGGTTTACAGCGTTTTTTATGATTTGTAAACTGTAAACCACGCAAAAAACAAAAAATAAAAAAATAAAAAAAATAAATGAATATTATATTTTACATCGGTTTACAGGTTTACAAGTTTACAATCTTACGCAAAGTCAATAAAATAAAGGGATGAGGTTAAAATAATTTGTAAACCATTGTAAACTTGGTTTACAATAAAAACATAAAAAATGAAATTAAATATAGATTTTATTGAAATTACTGACAATTCACAGTATTATTATAATTATTTAGAAAACTACATTAAAACTTGTAATTTTTTACCATTAGATTTCTCAATAGTAGGTAAAGAATTTGTAAGAAACAAAAATGGTAAAGAAGTAGTTGAAGATATAGAGATTAAGTATTTTAAGTTAGTAGATATGTATCATTACAATGAAGTAATTTTGAAAAAAGTAAAAACAGATGAAAAACAAACTCGATTATGGTAACAATTAAAAACCCTTTTATAAAAGAAACTAAAATAGTTATTCAAGACAAGGAATGGAATTTTCCTTTTAAGTTTTATATGAGTAAAAATAAAAGACCCTTCAGATTATCTGGAGTTGAAAAAACCGACTACGGATATTTCACAACTATATTTTGGCTTGATGAAGAAAAATACGAAACATTCCCTTATGAAAAAATAGAACCTTATTTAATATGATGTACACAATAAAAACAATAGCAAACTTTTTAGGCGTTGATTATGGTTATATCGAAAGAATTATAGAAACTTATAATTTAAAACCAGTTCCGTTATACGGACTTGCAAACTTAAAAAAATCATATACCTTTCACCAGATATTTATTATTCAGAAATCTTTACAACAGGCAAGTAATAAACAAATTTCTTTTGACCTTGTAAATGAAGAGGTGTTTATAATTTACCAAAGTAAAGTTAATTTAGAATGATTTTAAATTACACTATAATAGTTTTAGTGTCATTTTAATTATTATTTTTGTATAAATAAAAGACAAGTAAGGCGGTCTAAACTTTTTATAATTTCCCTGCCTTTGTTTGCCTTACAGCATTGGTGGGGATTTTAATTTTAACAATATGAATGAATACGAAAAATTTTTAGAAACAAAAAGAAAAACTTTTCTTGAAAGTGGATTTCAAATTTCAGAAAACAAACTAAATCCATTATTAAAAGACTTTCAAAAGTTCGGAGTAAAAACTGCTTTATTTAAAGGAAAATTTGCGTTTTTCTTTGATTGCGGTTTAGGAAAAACTTTTTGCCAATTAGAATGGGCAAAACAAGTTTCAATTAAGACTAAAAGCAAAGTTTTAATACTTGCTCCTTTAGCAATAGTTGAACAAACAAAAAACGAAGCATTAAAATTCGGGATTTCTTTGGATTGTTTTGACATTACAAACTACGATCAATTAAAGAATACTGATTGCTCAATTTATTCTGGGGTTGTTTTAGATGAAAGTTCTATTTTAAAAGGTAGAGATGGGAAGCTATCTTCTTTAATAATTGAAACTTTTAAAAACACACCTTACAAATTAGCTTGTACTGCAACACCATCACCAAATGACCATATGGAATTAGGTCAACATAGTGAGTTTTTAGGTGGTATGTCTTATTTAGAAATGTTAGCTATGTTTTTTGTACACGATGGCGGAGAAACTTCTAAATGGCGATTACGTAAACACGCACAAGATAACTTTTGGAAATATGTTTCTGGATGGAGTATGGCTATTGATAATCCTTCAAGTTTAGGATTTTGTAGTGACGGTTATAATTTACCTGAAATTGAATATATAGAGCATATTATAAAAGTTGAAAATTTAAGTGAAAATCTATTTGGAGATGTTGCTGTTTCTGCAACTGATTTACATAAAGATTTAAACCGTTCTTTTGATGCAAGAATTGAGAAAACTTTAGAATTAGTAAACGCAAACGATAACCAAAAAATTATATGGGGTTTGAAAAATGCAGAAACTGATACTTTAGGCAAACTAATACCTAATAGCGTAAATGTTCAAGGTTCGGATAGTCCAGAATACAAAGCAAAACATTTAAACGGATTTGCTAATAATGAATTTCAAACTTTAATTACAAAGACTTCAATAGCTTCTTTTGGTATGAATTACCAACAATGCAATGAAATGATTTTTATGAGTTACGACTTTAAATTTGAAGCATTTTATCAAGCAGTTAGACGTTGTTATAGATTTGGTCAACAAAAAAAAGTAACTGTTCACATTCTTATACCCGAAAGTCAAAGCAATGTAAGAAGTACTATTTTAACAAAAGAAAAACAACACTTTGAACGAATAAAAGAAATGTCGAGATATTCGGCAGAAACGAATTATAAATTAGCAAAATCAAAAGTAAAAATTATGAATAAAGAAATCAAAACAGACCAATACCATTTAATAAATGGGGATTGCGTTCAAGAAACTGCAAAACTACCTGATAATTGTGCGGATATAGTTGTATTTAGTCCGCCTTTTGCGGAGCTTTATGTTTATTCAGATAAAGAAGAAGATATGGGCAATGTGTCAAATTATAAAGAGTTTGAGCAACACTTTAAGTTTTTAATACCAGAACTAAAAAGAACGCTTAAAAATGGTCGTATGTGTGCTATTCATTGTATGGATTTGCCTATTCAAAAAGGAAAAGAGGGATATATTGGTTTGCGTGATTTTTCAGGAATGTTAATAGATTGGTTTCAAAAAGAAGGATTTATTTATCATTCGAAAGTAACTTTATGGAAAAATCCTGTAACTGAAATGCAACGTACAAAAGCATTAGGATTACTTCACAAAACAATTAAAAAAGATAGTATAATGTCAAGAGTTGGTATTCCTGATTATGTTTTATTTTTCAGAAACGAAGGCGATAATCAAACACCAATAACACATCAAGATAAAGATAGTAGTAAGTTAGATTATTTACCTGTTGATTTATGGCAAAAATACGCTTCTCCTGTTTGGTACGATATTGATTATTCAAGAACTTTGCAATATAGAAGTGGTCGAGATGGTAATGACGAAAAACATATTTGCCCTTTACAATTAGATACTATTGAAAGAATATTGCATTTATATTCAAACGAGGGAGAAACTGTTTTAAGTCCTTTTGGTGGAATTGGTTCTGAAGGGTGTTGTGCTATAAAAATGAACCGCAAAAGTATTTCTATTGAATTAAAAGAAAGTTACTTTAAAATTAACGAAAATAATCATAAATCATTTGTTCAAGAAAAAAATAGTACATTAACTTTATTTTAGTGTCATTTTAATTATTATTTTTGTATAAAAAAGATATGGCAAGACCGAAGTTTGAGAATAGAGAAAAAGTAAAAGAGCGTGTAACTATATTTTTTGAGTTGGAAACGATTAAAAAATTAGGCAAAAAAAAGATTAGAGAAATAAGTATAAAAGCTGTTAATGAAATTAAGAATGATTAACGTGTTGCAGGTAAACGAAGGCACAAATAGCGTTGGCATTGTGCAAGGGATTTGGGTTTTTGCTTATGTGCTGTTATCGGATGCCCTTCTTTTGGAATTATTAATAATTTAAACAAACATAAAAATGAATATAGAAAATTTAAAAGTAGGTGAAGAAATATTTTATGCTGGTAGCTTTTATGAAGTTGCCAAAATTAAAGATTTTCCACATGGCAAAATGGTTGGAATATTTGACGAGCCACTGTCAAAACATATTGATTACTTAAATCCAAGTAGTGTAAATGAAGTATATCCTTGCCACGCTTGTCAAGGTGGTGGCTGTCCAACTTGTTCAGGATATGGTCGGATTGTCGGTTCTTAGGGTTGCCGATAACGAATGGCGGTATGATTTCGTGCCGGATTAATAACACTTAACAATCAATTATGCAGACACTTAATAAACAGCAAGAACTTTTCGAAACCACCGACACCC